ATCACAATCCACAATATTATAGAATAAACGAAGCCGTGCATAAGGTACAGCATCCTTTTCTTCTTTGGTACGCGCCGTCTTATTCATTTCCTCTGCAAGTTCACAGATAGGACATGGCTTGCCATAGTTCTTGTTCGGACAAGCAATACTCTTACGTCCTGCACCAACATCCTTATGAACATACAACGGTAAGCTATAAAAAAGATCACCTTTATCAAGCGCCCCCTTAGCTACAAGCGGATGCTTCTTACCAATAGGGAAGGGGATAATATTAAATTTTTGTCCCCCCTCTACCAATTTGTAGAACTCGTGCTTACCATCCACCTTGCTGAAATCCAATGCATTAAAATTGTTTCCCGCACCCTTGCCCATCTGTTCGCGCTGTTTTCCCCAGTCTCCCATAATTGTTTCTCCTTTCGTGTTCGTTATCGTTTTTCGTTAAGTCTGTCTCGTGCAGACTGTGCCGACATCCCTGTGTCCCCAGAGTAATATGATGAAATCTGTAACTTGACCAGATTATCCAACATACTCTTCTGATTATCCAAAGAACTCATAATGCCCCAAAGAGTATCCACAGCATGCTGTGCAATTTGAAGCGCCTCTCTTGCAGTAATTACTTCTCTGTCATCATTAAGCAACGCGCTGTATGTAGCCTCTGTTGCTTTAAGATCTGCTGGGCAATTACGTCTCCAATACAAATCCCTTTCTGCCTCTTTACCTTTGAGACGATCTTTAGCAGCATCCAGCTCACCGCGAGCGGTGCTGTACTGCTGTGCGTAGATGTAGTACTTGGTTGCAAATACTTCACACTCGTCGTCAAGATGCATTTTGTCTACTACAAGATCATCCTCGATAGATACCCCTACGTTCCTCATTCATCCTCCTTAGCAATAGCCAGATGTCCGTCAAATACAAACCCACACCCCAGCAAGAAACTTTCGATGTGTGTAAGTACTCCAAGACTATCTCCATCATGCAGACTATCTCCATCATGCAGACAATCTGCATGAAACATAGATAGGTTTGATTGGATCACCACATCATCATCTACAAACTCCCGAATCAAAGTGAAATTTTCACCTTCCATTTATACCCCCTTCTCAATAGTAATGAACTCTGGAAAAGGCAGCTGTTTAAGAAGCTCGTCCATAAACTTATGCCATATAGGAAGTCTGTGATTCCTCCTATCAAAATAAATGTGTCGTAACGTCTGATAATTTGTACACACTATACGACGCTGTAGAAAAGACTCGGGGAGCATTTGTTTTACTTGCTCTACAGAGATATTGTATTTCTGTACCCCGTCAACCATATCACTTAGTGTGTTCTCGATGTTGTAGTAAGAATAGTCATTCTTGTCTACTTCAAAATCATCCATGGTCAATTCATTCTTTTTAATACGTGAAAGCATCTTGTGGACGCTACTTTCAGACATAGTAGTAGTGCCGATTTTATACGTATCCCATTCACTATACCAATACCTCGGCATAGTAAGATCGAGCCATACTGTAGCCATACGCATACTTTTCGAGTGTGAATCTCCCGATAAGATTAGCTTTTTCATAAGTTCTACATCATCCTTTGGTAAAAATTCTCCGTGGGACACTACAAGTTCCTTTCCGTTGGATTCACTATTAAATGATAATCGCATAGCTTCACAAGCTAAATCTATTCCACTATTTTTCCGTACGCACACTTCCACCCTCTACCTCCTCAATTAACTTGGTTAAATACGCCAACGCTTTCCGCAGGTCTCCCACAGGAGCTACTTTCTTCTCGTACCTCCAAATATACTTCTGCACATTACCCTTGAGATATCCGCAGAACGCCTCCGGCGTCATAGATGCCTTTATTGTATCCCAACACTGTACCCCATTCGCCGTGTAGTGATCTGGCTTATTCACAGGATCATGCTCAGAGTACAAAGGAAGTTTTACTGCATCTTCTGCTGCCTGTGCTAGAAGGAAGTCTTTACAAATTTGCACACTTAGTGGACTTGCTATATCTGAATCTGAAGCAGTCTTAGTACACGACTTATAACATGGACAAGCGGTATTCTCATCTTGTAAATAATCAGAATTACATTTTATTTCTGAGCATCGTCCCTCCTTTTTCACAATATACTTTGCTATCTCAATTGATGTCATCTAAATCCTCCAATAATGTATTTACTGCTCTACCAATTTGATGTTTACAGAACATCTCACACTTCCCGTTCTTGAGAGGCATCTCTGCAAACCACGACTGTCTATATGGATTTATTGTAGCGGTGTACCTATAGCAATCATGCTTCCTACCACAATCTATCCCTTTACACTTACTTATGTCTGCCATGATACCCCCTTTCTAAAACTCTTTACTATCCATTGATGAGTAGGTATGACACGTCGTTCTTCAAGTACCTCCCCTGCTATAATATCAGACATAATATCTATAGTTTGTGCAAGGGCTTTTGGTTCTTTATACTTGGCTATAATCTCTGCCAACCTACGTTCCTTCCTATCTACGGTCTCTTGCTTTAGTACTGGCATCAGGACACTCCAGATGATCCAAACCCCTTCTTACCCCGTAAGGTTTCTGCTATTTCTGTTACTTCCTCGGGTGTAAGAATAGGGATCATAAAAACAATTCCTTGTGCTATCTTATCTCCCTTAGTGATATGATAATGTCTATCTGAATTATTATAGAGTTTTACTTTTATCATACCTGTATAGGAGGCATCGACAATACCTGCATTGCTTGCTTCTATCCCATTGTTAAATGCAAGCCCTGACCTAGATTGCACAATGAGTACGGGTTTCTCTGTCTCTGTGACAAGAGACATACCATCCCAAGCCACTCCTGTTTCTACTATACAAAACCCTTCTCCCCAGATATTGTAATCATGTAGAGCATAAAGGTCTAATCCCGCATCCGTGATGCTATGCCCGTAGGTGGGCAGGATGGCATCAGGATGTAATTTCTTGAATCCTACGTTCATTTAGCACCTACTCAGGAAGAAAGCAAGTGCCTGCTTGCGATTAGAGAAGACCTCAACTGCATATCCTTGGACTTCCTCATTGATGGCTGCTTGCGCTGTTGTACATGTAGGTGAGTGTGCCCATTCTGTTCCTCCACTAAGGGTATAAAACGCATATGCGTTATCACGCCCTATAAGGATAGCTACACCATGATCTACATCATCATAGGACACATAAATCTTACTTTTATCATACACAATTTTGGCTGGTGCGTTAATGATTTCTTTGAGTTTTGTGATCTCCGCCCCAATAGCCCTAAGCCTCTTCATTGCTTCTTTCTTATCCATATCTTTGCCTCCTATTAATGTTCCTCCGTCAAGAGTATCTCCCTTGGCATATGTTCTGATTGTATCACCCATCGCATCAATTTCTACTAAACGTGAAAGACAGCACGCCACAGAATCGCATGTGTTACTATGGAAATATGGGGTGTCTGTATGATCATCTCTATCTAGTAAGACTATATCCCCCGTCTTGAAAAGATGCATTTGTCCATCAAGTACTTTCCACCGTCGCTGTGTTTTTTTCCCGCCAACATAAATAGACTTTCCTGATGCAAAATATCTCCACGATGATTCTTTCTTACCCATTGGTAATCTTCTCATACTCAACCTCCTTAATTTCCTTATCTATAGTATACACAACTATAGATAAGTTGTCAAGTGCCTACTCAGTCTATTACAAACATCTTACGCTGCTTTGACTCAGACTTTTTACCAGCATTCCATAGTTTCTCTGGACGGTAATATCCAACGATACGCGAATAAACTTCAGTCTCTTTCCCACATGTGGGACACGTTGGCTGTGATCCATTCAGATATCCGTGACTACTACATACAGAATAAGTTGGTGATATAGAAATGTAAGGAATCTTATAATTAGTACAGATTGTTTTAACTAACTCTCTACATGATTCCCAGTCTTTCACAGCCTCTCCAAGTAAAACATGAAATACAGTTCCTCCTGTATACTTTATTTGTAATGACTCTTGTCTATCAAGGGCATTAAATATGTCGGTTGTAAATCCTACAGGCAACTGTGTACTATTTGTATAGTATGGAGCATCCTCTCCTGCTGTTATTATCTCAGGATAGTTCTCTTTGTCATGTTTAGCAAGCCTGTATGAAGTACTTTCTGCTGGGGTAGCCTCAAGATTATACAGATTCCCTGTTTCCTCTTGAAACTTAATTAGCGTTTCCCGCATGTAATCGAGTACACGTTCAGCAAAGGTCTTACCTTTGTCAGTAGTGATATCTTCCCCAAACATATTTATACAAGCCTCGTTCATTCCTACCAATCCAATAGTAGAAAAATGATTACCAAATCCTCTAGGGAGATACCGTTTGATGTATGGGTATAGTCCGGCATTAAGTTGCTCGGTGATTACTCTGCGTTTAATCTCAAGACTATCTCTTGCTGTTTCCATGAGTTCTAGTAGTCTAACCATAAACATTTCTTCACTAGAGGCATATTTCTGTTTAGTCAAGTATGCAATTTGTGGGAGATTTATAGTTACTACCCCTATAGAGCCTGTAAATTCATCCGCACCAAAAAGACCACCTCCTCGTTTTCGGAGTTCTCGTTTATCAAGAGAGAGACGACAGCACATACTTCTTACGTCAGATGGATTTAGATCCGAATTAATGTAGTTCTGGAAATATGGCACCCCATATTTAGAAGTCATCTCAAACAGTAATTTACAGTTGGGACGCTCCCAGTTAAAATCCTTGGTAATATTATATGTTGGAATCGGATACAAGAATCCTCTTCCGTTTGCATCTCCTTTGATGTATTCCTCTATGAAAATACGATTAAGTCTGTCCATCTCTGGTTGGCACTCTCCATATGTAAAGTCCTGCGATTCTCCACCAATAATAGCGTCAAGGTCTTTCAGATCATTTGGACACACCCAGTCTATAGTAAGGTTTACAAAGGGCACCATGCTTGACCATCTGCTTGGAGTATTCACGCCAAACAAAAATGTCTGTAGGCATTGATGAATTTCTTTATCTGTCATAGCATCTGCTTTTACAAATGGTGCAAGATATGTATCGAACGAGCTTAGAGCTTGTGCGCCCGCAGCCTCATTCTGCATAATGCCTAAAAAATTAACCATCTGTTGCATAAGAGTGCTCAAGTGTTTAGCAGGGGCAGAAGTAATTCTATCACTAACCCCACCAAGCCCCTCTTGAATTAGTTGCTTTAACGACCACCCACAACAATATACCGCTAGCATAGATAAATCATGTATGTGTAAAGACGCTTCTTTGTGAGCATTCCTCACATGCTCGGGGTAAATATGATCCAACCAGTATCTTGCTGTCATTGCTCCAGCAGAATGCATAATCAATCCCCCAACAGAGTAACTAGAATTCGCATTCTCCTGTATTCGCCAATCAGATCGATCCAGATAAGAATTCATGGTATCCACCACAAATTCGCTCTCATTTTTTTGTTTCTTACTCATCGTTGTACTCCTTATATGTTTCTCTGGGAAAATTTATTCTTGCCCTATTCCCCAATAATTCAATTGCTTTCTTATCATAGGCACGTTTCTGTTCTTCTATAGACGGTTTCATCGTCCTACCTTCACAAATTTATACGTTTCACCATCAAATTCCACTATGGCCTCTCTCTGTGCTTTTTTCTTGTATGCGTCTATTATAGTCTGAGCACCATAAATAGCTCCTATAACAAAACTAAGCAAAACGCTTACTAATAGCAACATAC